TGTGTGTGCTGACCTGGGTGGGGTGCTGAAAGGCTCTCAGATTGGCTTACGCGGCTTCGGGGGTTCTGGTGGCGAACTGTCCGGAGATTCCGGATGGTTGCGGTCGTGTCGTCGTTGCCTGTAGACTGGTCGTGCTGATAGAGGCCCGCCGGATGGGTCGGAGTGAAGTTTCCTTTCCTTCTCCGTATGCCCGGCGGGCCTCGCCTTTACCTAGGCCCCCTTGCCGTGGTAGACTTTCCTGGTCAGCCACCGAAAGGACCACCATGACCAACCCCAACACTGACCACCAGTTCCCGAAGTGCACTCACTGCGGCGAGCCATACCGACCCCCGCGCACGACGGCGAAGGAGTTCCCGGGCACCAAGCCCTACGGTGGGCGAGGAACCTGCAACGCCTGCTACCGGGAGTTGCTGCGAGGCCACACCCCCAAGGCGCTCATCGACTGGACCCTCGAGCACAAGTGCTCCTCGTGTGGCCAGAAGATGCGCCCCCCTCGCTCGTCGGTGAAGGACTGGCCGGGCACGCGCCTCTACTCAGGGCAGGGGAAGTGCTCGGCATGCACCAAGGAGGTTCGGGAGACGTATCCGACAGTCCGTGAGCTGGCTGCGATGGGTCACCCGTGCATTGAGCCCTGCCCACTCCCGTCCAGCAAGCGATCCAACATCTGGTGAAAGGAACTTCCATGCTGTATCTGCTCGTCTATGGTGACAAGGCGTCCCCCGAGGTTGACGTGATCCTCTGTGATAATCATCCTGAGCGCACGAATGATGGAACCCTGATTTTCAGGAATGAGGGCCAGAAGGACATGTACGTCTACCCAGGCGACTATCTGTCGATCCAGCACGCCTACTTTGGTGGTAAGGAAGCTAAGCCGTCGTTCCTGTTTGATATTCGTGAGGGCTCCCCCTCGAATGAGGGCGTGTCTATGACCTATCCTGGTGATGTGCGATGAGCGCTGTGGAGAGGATTGCGTCGGTACATGAGAAGGTGGCGCTGGCGGCCATGGATTGTGCTGCGGATGAGCTGCGTGATTCCCTGAATGATGCTGACCAGTGTGGGGCGTGGGATGTTCCGGCCCATAGGCGTGATACTGAGCAGGATGAGGCGGTTATCCGTGTCCAGGAGGCTCAGGAGGCTCTGGAGGAGCAGTTGGAGATGTTCGTTGGTGACCGGTACGGCTTCGACTCTAGTGTCGCATTGGAGGTGCTGTGATGAGTGACAGCGCCTCCAATCTGGCCGTGGACGCCTTCAAGGCGAAGCTTGGTCTACTTAAAGAGACGTGGATGGAGCTTCAGGATTGCGAGTCGCTGGAGCTCGGCGATCCGTTCATCGACGAAGCTTGGGACGCGTACCTGACTGCGCGCATCGACACTGAGAATGCGATCACTGACCTAGTGCAGGAGCTGAGTGGTTTCTATGTTCTGGCCCAGATTTCGAATGTACACGTTGAGGGAGTGGAATGATTGACGAGAGCTTGGCCACTGAGGTTGAGATCGCCGTAGATGAACTGTACTTGGCGGCCCACTACTGTGACTCGTGTGAGCGGGTGGGAGTAGATGACGACCTAAAGGATAAGGCTGACCGTGAGTTCATTGACGCTCGTAACGAGGTTGAGAGTGTCCTCAGTGGCCTGCTCGCAAGGTGTGGTGTGCGCGCCGCCGTCGAACTGCATAGGATCGAAGTAGATGGCGTGGAGTAGGCAGTCCAGGCGCCGTAAGGAGCTCCCTAAGGACTGGGAGAAGATTAGGCGCACTGTCCTTAAGCGCGATGGCGGCGTCTGTGTGTTCTGTGGGGCCAGGGCGAATCAGGTGGACCACATCTTTCCGGACGGGCCGCACGTCCCAGATAACCTGAGGAGCCTCTGCCAGCACTGCCATATGGCTAGGACACAACAGCAGTCCGTCGAGGCGAGGAAGCGCCGCTACAATGGTCGTAATAAGGCTCGAGGGCCAAGGCCGAAGAGTAAGCACCCCGGATACTTGTAGGAGACGACGATGGGAGTTAAGGGACCGATCCCTAAGCGCAGCACTGAAGGGCATCGCACCACGCAGGCAAGGAAGCTCGATGGCGGCGTGGAGCCCGTGAACGTGGTCGCCGATAAGGTGAAGCCCCCGAAGCCCGACCCTGACTGGCACCCTATTGCGAAGAAACTGTGGAAGGCTGTGGAGCAGTCCACGTTCACCCGCTACTACGAGCCTTCAGACTGGATTGTCCTCTACTCAACCTGTGATGACCTGTCGAACTACAAGATGCAGGATCGTCGTTCCCCCACAATGCTCGCCGCCGTGAACACGATGCTCACCAGCCTCCTCCTCACTGAGGGAGATCGGCGTCGCGTGCAGATCGAGATCAACCGCGTTGACGAGTCTGAGGCCGAGTCTGCCGGTGTGGTCGCTCTCCAGGCATGGGCGAAGGCGCGGGCCGCGAAGTGACCGAGACACTCCCCGCACCACGGGAGCGAACAGACACGCTCCCCCTTGAGCTCCCTGAGCGGACGCTCGGGTATCACGCTGCCGCATGGATGATGGACAACCTTGTGCAGCCTAACGGGCCTCGCGCAGGTCAGCCGTTCATCCCGACTGACAGGCAGATCGAGTTCCTTGCTCACTTCTACGCCCTGAATCATAAGGGTTCCTTTGTGTACAGGCAGGGAATTAGAAGGTTAAGCAAGGGAAGTGGCAAAGCTGAATGTTTAACTAACGCAATCTTAACGACTGCTGGATGGCGCAGGATTGGCGACCTCGCCGTCGGCGATTATGTGTTCCATCCGTCTGGCAAGCCCACCATGGTCACGCAGCTACACCCGGTGGGGCAGTGGGACACGTGGGAGGTTGAGGTCTCTGACGGGACTGTCCTCACGGTCTCGGGTGAGCACCTGTTTACGGTGGATGAGTTTGTCGGATCATCTAAGCGTAAGCGTCGCACCCTCAATGTGCGAGCCATGGCCCGCGAGGGGCTTGTGTTCGACCGACCTCTCACGAAGGGGTCCACGAAGGCGACGAAGGGCGGAGTTGGCAAGTTCGCCCTCCCTGAGACTGAGCCGCTGGAGTTTCCTGAGCGCGACCTGCCTGTCGATCCGTGGGTTCTTGGCTACTGGCTCGGCGATGGTACGTCTAGTAGTGGCGAGGCGACCGCTGACGTGGATGACGTCCCGCATGTTCGGGAGCAGTGCTGGGCGGCTGGCTATGAACTCAGTGATCTTCGCCAAAAGAAGGAGGGTGGGCGCGCTCGCAAGTTCACCATTCTGGGCCTCTCTAGAGACCTCAGGGAGGCTGGAGTGCTGAACGATAAGCATATTCCCGAGGAGTACTTGTGCGCGTCCATAGAGCAGCGCAGGGCTTTAATTCAGGGCCTCATGGACTCCGATGGCTACATAGATAAGAAGGGGTCTGCGGAGTACTGTCAGGTGCGTAAGCAGATCGCTGACGGCATGGCGTTCCTTCTGCGCTCCATGGGGGTGAAGGTTAATGTCAGGGAGTCTGAGGCGAAGCTCTATGGTCGCGTCACCGGTCCTCGCTATCGGCTGACATTCAAGCCCTACAAGCACCAGAACCTCGTGACCCTGCCTCGCCGTGCGGAGCGCGTGCAGGAGCAGCGAAGGAAGCCCATCCCGCGCGTCATTAAGGACGTGCGTAGGGTTGCTCCGGTTGACGCCCGCTGCATCACTGTGGAGGCTGAGGATGGTCTCTATGTGACTGGCGAGACGATGGTAGTGACCCACAATTCCCCGTTCGCCGCCGCACTTTGCCTGTTCGAGCTCCTCGGCCCTTGCCGGTTCGATGGTTTCGACCGACATGAGCCGTTTGGGGTGCGCGCCAAGCCTATGAGCATGCCTCTCGTGCAGATCGTAGCTACATCGGAAAGCCAAACCGCCAATACTATCCGCATGGTCAGGGCGTTCTGTCAGAAGAAGGGTCCCCTGGCTCGGAAGTATGACCTCGAGGTGGCGAAGACGTTCATTGAGACGCCGGGCGGGGGGAAGCTTCAGCAGATGACGTCCTCTGCGCACTCCATGGAGGGTGGTGAGGTGTCCTTCGTTGTGGGGGATGAGTTGGAGCACTGGCTGCCCGCGCAGGGCGGGCCTGCCATGCTGGAGACGATTCAGCAGAACGCCGCGAAAATGGGCGGAAGGTTCATGGGTACCTGCAACGCGTGGGTGCCTGGAGAGCAGTCATCGGCCGAGTCTATCTTTGAGGCGTGGTGCGACCAGGAGGATGGTCTCACGCGCGGTAAGACGAAGATCCTCTACGATGCGCGTATCGCGCCCCCGAACACGGTCCTGACGGACGAGCCAGAGGAGGGGCAGGTTGGTCTTACGAAGGCTCTCGAGTACGTGTATGAGGACTGCCCGTGGGTGAACCTGGAGTCGATCAAGGAGCAGATTTGGTCCCCCGAGTACCCTGAGTCGCGCTCCATTCGCTTCTTCCTGAACCGCCCGAACGCGGCAGAGGCTTCCTGGATCACCCTGGAGGAGTGGACCCAGCTGCGCAAACCGGACCGGAAGGTGGAGCCGGGGGAGCGGATCGTCATGTTCTTCGACGGCTCCAAGTCCAACGACCATACGGCCCTCGTGGGGTGCTGCATGGAGGATGGGCACATCTTCAAGATCGGGCACTGGAAGCCTGAGAAGCCGCTCGGCGTGGTGAATGTGGCTGCCGTGGATGCTGGAGTCAGGAAGGCATTCGACACGTACAACGTGGTCGCATTCTGGGCTGACGTGCGCGAGTGGGAGTCGTTCACGCGCACCGCTTGGCCTGAGGACTTCGGGGACAGGCTGATCGTGCCTGCGGTGCGTGGCGGCATGTCTGCTTCGCCGATTGCCTGGGATATGCGGTCGCATGCCTACCAGTTCGCTGAGGCTGCGGAGACGGCGTTCACGGAGATTCAGCAGCAGACATTCACGCATGATGGCGACTCAGCCTTAGGTGAGCATGTGTCGAACTGTCGCGTGAATGAGTTCAAGGGCCGCTGGTCGGTGAAGAAGGAGTCTCCGAAGTCCTCTAAGAAGATCGATCTCGCTGTGTGCATGATCGGCGCTAGAATGCTGTATAGGCATGTGAAGAACTCGAAGGAGTGGGCGGACCTGACTGCTCCTCGGGGTGAGTGGAAGGTGTTCATGTGAGCTTCCAGAAGATGATCTCCAAGTTCGCGTCTGGCGCCTACCGCCCTATCACCTATGAGGGTTACTACGAGGGGAAGCGGCGCCTAGACGCGGTGGGTATCAGCCTGCCGACGAAGGCGCGTGTCCTGGAGATTCAGGCCCCGTTCGCCAAGATGGCTGTCGATGTGCTCACCGAGATTCTGATCCCGGATGGGTATCGTGTTGCGGATGACGATAAGCGGGGCGTGGTTGACCTGCTGCGGAAGACGTGGCAGGCGAACGACATGGACTCCCAGTTCAACCTGGCTGCAGCCGAGGCTATTAGTGCTGGTGCCGCTTATTGGGTGATTGCCCCACCGGATGATGAGCATGAGTTCGCCTCGATCCGCGCGGTGGATGCGAAGCATGCCCGAGTGCGCATCAACTTCCGTGGCGAGGTTGTTGAGGGCGTGGTCCTCTATCGGCGTGATGACGGGAATGTGGGCGCCACCTACTACACGCCCGATGGTGTGGAGTTCTACGTCAAGGGCAAGTACGACTGGAAGAGTGTCGGCCAGGGTCGCCAGGACCAGTGGGGCGCCTCGATCGTCCCCATGTTCAATCGGGCTCGCCTGTCTGACAAGTATGGTCGCTCTGACCTGCGTGAGCTCACGTCTGTCATTGATGCCGCCTCCCGCACGCTGACGAACCTTCAGGTGGCCCAGGAGGTCGCCTCCTCCCCGCTCCGCGCAGTCGTGGGCGATGGGGCGTCGGCGATGATTGACCAGTACCCGGAGAAGATGCAGGCGTACATGGGGAACCTGATCGCTATTCCTTCCGGCGGTGACGTGAAGCAGCTGACCGGTATGGCGCTGGACCCGTTCATCAACACGTACCGCTCCTACGCGCTCCAGCTTTCCGCCATGACCGGTATCCCGCCGTCGATGATGGGTGTCTCCTCGGACAACAACCCGACGTCGGCTGAGGCCCTGCGCGTGGCGAAGGACCGCCTCATCGCCCGCGCGGAGAACAAGCAGCGCCAGTTCAGCGACGCCCTGGAGCGCGTTGGCCGGATTGTCGCCCAGGCGAACGGTATGTCTCTGGAGGGGCTGGAGGCTCTTGAGGTGACGTGGCGCGACGCTGCAGCCCCCTCCACGTCTGCGCAGATGGCTAACGCCCTACAGGCCCACAGTCAGGGCATCATCGGTGATGAGACGGCCCGTGAGTTCCTGCACCTCACACCGGAGCAGTTGCGCCGGGAGAAGGCCCGTGGAGACAAGATGGATGCCGACGCTGGCCTGGATATGCCTGAGGCTCCCGAGGCGCCTGAGGACTCTGAGGGGGCCCCTAAGGGTGAGTGAGGCCCTGTTCTACAGCATCCTTCGTGGCATCGTCATGCTGTTCCGCCGGCGTGCCGAGGACGCGCTCAAGGCGTTCGACGGGCTCCCTGAGCCGCCCCCGGTGGAGCATGTGGGGGACCTGCTGACTCCGCTCATGTGGCAGGCCAGGAAGCAGGCGTGGGCTGCCGCTGCCTTGTTTCTGCGTGGGCAGGCCCGCAAGGCCGGGGCGCCTGAGTCATGGATTCCTCCCCAGCCCGGGTACTCGCCGAAGACGATCGCTCGCACGATTCGCAGCACTCAGGGGGCGTTGAAGTCGCCTGAGGGGACGAGGCGCCTGGAGCGCGCCCTGGAGGGGCATGTGCTAGCCGCTGCGCGCCGAACGGTGGCCGACGCGGTAGACACTGCCCCGTCCTCTATTGAGCTCATTGAGGGGGCTCTGGATGACCTGGCGAAGGACCTCGAGGAGTTCTCCGAGCACACCCAGAAGGCGATCGTTGAGGATGTCGAGAAGGTTGAGTCCCGTCGCCGCCCGCGCATGAGCCTGGAGGAGGCTTTCGAGAAGGTTGCCGACAGGGTGGAGGAGGCTGTTCGCACTCTCGATGAGGAGGAGCTCGTCAAGGAGCGCCACCGCAGCATGAAGGTGTTCTCGGATGTGCCGGACAAGTACCGCCGCAATTCCCGTGGCGAGTTGATCGCTCGCCCGTTCGCTTTCGCCCGCGTGACACATCCCAACAAGAATGGCCCCTGCGGTTTCTGTGCGATGCTCGCTTCTCGCGGCCCTGTCTATAAGTCGTCTGAGTCTGCTGGCCTTAGGGTTGACAGATTCCATGAGTCGGATTTTTGCAGTATTGTGCCCGTTTTCACCTCCAAGCACTGGGAGGGGAAGGAACAGCAGGTTGCATTCGAACGTGTGTACAATGAGGTTGTGCGCGACCAAGACCTTAACGGAGTGGATGCTAGGCGCGCAATGGACAAGTACTTCCGGGAGAAGCTGAAGGAGCGTAAATGAGCGACACCCCCGCGCCTGAGCCCTCCGTCGTTGAAGAGACTGACGGACCTATCTCAACCACCGACTACCCCATCGAGCCCGCCGAGGAGGCCACCAATGAGACTCCTGCGAAGGACGAGGAGATTCCTGCGGAGGAGACGCCGAAGGATGATGCGGAGACTCATTCGGATGAGGTGAGCGAGTTGCGCGCCCAGCTGGCCGCCCTCACCGAGAAGCTTGAGGCGAAGGAGGCCGCCGAGCGTGCCGCCGCCGAGCTCTCCGAGAAGGAGGGCCTGCTCTCCAAGGCCAACATTCCGGCCCGCTTCGCCTCATTCCTCACCGGCAACAAAGACTCGTGGCAGGAGCAGGTAGACGCCCTCGCCACGCTGCGCGAGCAGGCAGACGCTACGCCCGCGCCTTCAGTCCCCCGCGACCCTGCGGTGGATGCAGACCTTGAGACCGAGGATGACGGCCTGAGTGAGGCGCTCGGGTTCTTCGGCCTCGCAGACCAGTAAGGAGGGCATATGCCTGCACCCGCGTACAACCCCGACAACGAAGCCAAGATCGAGACAGTATCCAAGATTCTCGGCGCCAATGCTGGGAATGAGGCTGCGTTTCCCAAGACCGTCGTAAAGGGCATCTGGGACAACGCCATGAATGGCTCTGTCGTTCAGGGCCTCGCCGGTAGTGTCCCGGTCTCCATTAACGGTACCGCCATTCCGATCCCGGTTGGTCAGCCCACCGCTGGTATCGTTCAGGAGGGTGGACTGAAGCCGGTCGCTACCCTGTCCAGCAAGGTTAAGACCGTCACCCCGGTCAAGGCCGCGGTGATGATCCTCTACTCGGAGGAGACCGCTAAGGCTGACCCGCTCGGCGAGTACTCTCGTATCCAGCGCGCCCTGGGTGAGGCTATTGCTCGCGCCATCGACACTGCCGTCATCCACGGCATCGACGCGAACACCGGCACCGCCATCACCGGGAAGGAGGCCCTGACCTCCACCACGAAGGTGCAGGAGCTGGACCTGGCTTCGACCGCTACCGGCTACTTCACCAAGCAGCTGTCCGCCGCCTATGACAAGGTTGTGCTGGATGACGCTGACGAGGCTGAGTTTGGTTTCGACCACTTCCTCCTGGCCCCGAAGTTCCGCTCGAACCTGGTGAATGCCCTGGATGCTCAGGGTCGCCCGCTCTACCAGCAGGCCCCCGACATCACCGCGAAGTTCGGTACTGTCCTGGGGGTCCCGGCCACCTACTCTCGCGCCGTCTCCGGCTACGAGAAGGCCAAGGTTCCCGCCGCGAAGCTCCTTGGCATCGGCGGCGACTTCAAGGACGCTCTGCGTCTCGGCTTCGTTGAGACCATCACCTACCGTAAGGCGACCGAGCGCGCCGGTGGTGTTGACCTCTTCGACCGCAACATGGGTGCGATCCTCGCTGAGGCTCAGTTCGGTTGGGTTCTGCGTGACCCGCGCGCGTTCGTGAAGATCACCAGCAAGTGACCCGGTTGGTGGCCGCTGGCGTTTTGGTTGGCGGCCACCCCGTGGCCAGAGTTCCTGAGGAGGTGGAGAAGTGACGGTAGCAACACTGGATGATGTTCAGGGGTCGCTTATGCGGTACCTGGAGGATGATGAGAAGACCTGGGTTCAGGCTCTTCTGGATCGGGCTGAGGCCCTGATTCTGTCGCGTATGCCTGATGCGGTGAACCGGTGTCGCGTTGACTATAGCTTCTCGGTCATCATGCGGATGGTGGAGGCTGAGTCGGTCTCCCGTGTCCTCAGGGCCCCTGGCGGCGGCCTCTACAAGTATGAGACGGAGGGCACGTACACCTATTCGGTGAACCAGGCTGTCGCGTCTGGCATCCTGGAGATCACTGACCGTGACTGGCAGGCCCTACAGTCTGGCACGTCCGGTTGGGGTGTGGCTGGGGCTGAGATGGACGGGTACGCGCGGCGCACGCGCCTCCTGGGTGCCCTGGAGGGGCCCCTGACGGTGGACCCGACCTATCTGCGTGGCCCTTCGGCCCTCGACTTTGCTGGCGACCACCCCGTCTATGACGAGGATGAGGTGGCGCTGTGGTAGGGTTCCGGCCCCGTCGTGGGCGCTACCTCGAGAATGGGCCCCACGTTGTTGAGGTGACGCTCGCTGTCGTTAAGGAGGGTCGCACTGGGCGACGCTTCGAGCGCGGGGAGACGTTCACGGTAGACAAGGTGCTGGTTCAGCCGTCCGCCGGTAACGCCCTGAAGGCTACAGAGAACCGTGTCATCCGTGGCGACCTGACGGACGAGACGACACTGAAGGTGTTCGGTACGGGCCGGAAGTGGCCTGGTGGCCCGCACTCGTGGGTGAAGATCGTGAAGGGCCCTGATTCCCTGGTGGGGAAGACGTTCCAGCAGGCGGGCGAGCCGCTCACTTATGATGCTTCCCCGATGACTCGCCACTGGTCGGTGCGTTGTGACACGCTTGGAACGGAGTCCCGATGATCGAGGTGTACGACAACGAGGCCACACACGAGGATATTGCCGCCGTCGTAGCTCGTCAGCCGGAGTTTGCTGCCGCCGCCGCGAAGGTGTACGCCGAGATTGAGGCAGCTGCGGCTGCGCACATTCAGTCCGGCGAGTATGTTGCTTCATTCAGTCTGGAGCAGGGGAAGGTGGACTGGTCAATATCCCCGTCCACCGACCATGATGCCGCCATGGAGTTCGGCCACTACGTGTATCAGGACGCACAGGGACGTCGTTCTGGACGCGAGGGGGCTAGGCATCGGACCTGGGTTCCGGGCTTCAATGTCATGCGTGGTGTTGTGCACGCTCATGGGGGGTTCTGATGGCGTTCGTTTCTCCCCTCCCGTTCATCTACCGGTACGTGAAGGATGCTGCCGCCGCAGGCGCCACCGAGTGGCCGATCCTCTCCCGGATCGTGTGGCGCACGCACGGCGACGTGGACGACCCCATGACTGAGCTCGTGTGCCGAGTCCAGATGACCATCTCTCGGATTCACCCCTCGGGGCCTACATTCGCCGCAACACAGGTCAGGGCCCGCTTGTACATGACTGGCCCGGACGGGGATGAGGTGTCTGACGCGAGTGACGCCCTCGTGCAGGCCATTGAGAAAGCTTGGAGGTCAGGAATGGTGACCTCCGAAGGCTGGGCCACTTACCTCGAGTGGACCCAGCTGCCCACGCCGGAAACGGACATGGGTACGACCGCCGACTACATCAACATGGTTTCGTCCCTTCAGGTGACGGCCAGGAAGGGAGCCTGATGGCTAACCTCGGAAACAGCAAGATTCAGATCGCGGGCCGCGGCCACGTCTACTACGCCGCTCCCGGCACGGAGGCCCCGAACCTCGACGGCTACGCCTTCGGTGATGGAACCACCCTGGAGGCGAACGGGTGGACCTGGCTGGGTGACACATCCAGCGAGAACCTGATCGAGTTCGAGTCCGACGGTGGGGACACCTCCACCAAGCGGACCTGGGACCGCCAGGGCGTCCGCTCCACGCGTGAGGATGTCACCAACAAGGTCACGATCAACGCCGTCAACCTCGGCGAGGACGTCATGAAGGTGGCATTCCCTGGCTCCACCTACGACGCCACCAAGCGTGCCTGGGACATTGAGCTCGACGCCTCCAGTGAGCGCGCCATCCTCGTTGTCGTGGAGGACGGCCGGATCGTCTCCGGCTACCTGTTCCGTCGCGTCTCCCTGGCCGGTAACATGCCGTCCCTGAGCCTGGACAACTTCACTGAGGTCAAGATCGCTGGCACGCTCCTGTCCCCCAACTCGGGCAAGACGCGCGTCCAGATGCTCGAGCCCCGCACCGTCACCGGTATCGGCACCGCCAAGCCGACCATTACTACCCTGACGCCCGCCTCGGGTGCGGTCGGCGCGAAGGTCGTCATCGCTGGAACCAACTTCGATGGAGTCCGCGAGGTGAAGTTCGGCAACGTGGTCGCCACGTTCGAGAAGGACTCCGCCACCCAGATCACCACCTATGTTCCTCACGGCGTGAACGCTGGCGCTACGAACGTGGTCGTCACGAACAATGTGGCCGCCTCCGACGGCAAGCAGTTCACCGTCAACTGACGGCCGATATACTAGGGGCGCCGCCATGTAGGGGTGTGTGGTGGCGCCCCTTCCAACACCCCGAACACCCCACTGGAAGGAAACTCTCATGGCTGAGAAGAAGGCCGATAAGCTCCCGGCATTCTCGACTCTCGAGGGGCATGAGCTCCTTGTTGCCCCGCACGCTCTTCGTCCGTCTAAGCGGATGCGACTCACGTCTGTCCTTGAGCCCATCATGGGTGACGGAGCGGATGGCGTGAACCTCCTCGCTGTCCTGGCTGACGTGATGGAGGCTCTGGAGGTTGGTGGCTTCATTACTGACCTGGATGCCTGGGACAAGTTCTACGAGGACGCTGACCTCGAGGATGTTGTCAACCTCGTGATGGCTTACGCGGGGGAAGCCGCAGGCGCCAAGAACTAGATGACTTCTTCGAGAGGCACCCGGAAGCTGTGGCGGATTTCTGGGCAATGTACCGGATTGATGTCCATGGTGATTATCGGGTGTCTCTCGTGAGTCAGCTTCTTGAGCGCCTTCCGCATGAGCCTTGGAGCATGTATAGGGCGAGCGAGCTGGGTGGCACTGAGTGGTTCGGCTATTCGCATGATTCAGAGAGACTGAATGAGGCCCTGGATAGGCTGGCGTTACTCGTGAAGGCTACCGCCGTCAATAAGGCGTCGTTGAAGGAGTCTGAGATGATGCCGCGCCCCAATAAGGGCGCCACAGGGTCGGTGGTATCATCGAGTGACACGGCTGGGGTTGCGGCCATGTTTGCTGCGTTAGGGTGAGGAAGGTTAGGGATGACCGGTAAGGGAACAGTTGGTAAGCTTTCCGTCAAGGTCGTCCCTGACCTTTCTGACTTTGCGAAGAAGCTCCGCAGGGACCTGAAGCGAATCCAGAAGGAGGTCAAGGACCTCGACATCAAGTTCAACGCTGAGGTTGGGCTCGACAAGGAGTCTCTTGAGAAGGCCCGCAAGGAAGCCGCCAAGTCGGATGTCCGATTCAAGTCCGAGGTAGACCTTAAGGCAGGTCAGCTGGAGGCTCTTCGCAAGAAGATTCAGCACATCAAGTCTGAGATTAAGGTTAACGCGAACCTCTCGGAGGAGCAGAAGAAGAAGCTCCAGGAGAAGCTCGACAACATTCGCACCAATGTTAACCTCTCCACTCGCCCTGGCGACCTCGCTAAGCTTAAGCGAGACGTAGAGTCAGCAGCCGGAGACGTTAAGGCCGGCCTGACCGTCAACGAGCGCGCGCTCCGGCAGGTGCAGGCTCGCATCAACAAGCTCAAGGCCGATATTCCAGCCAAGGCGAAGCTTGACCCTGCGACTGAGAAGGAGCTTAAGGCTAGGCTCGCGGCCATTAAGGCTGACGTGGATGTGCACGCGAAGCTCTCGGAGGAGCAGAAGAAGAAGATCAAGCACGAGCTCAACAAGCTCGACGGTAAGGCCACTATCAACGCCGATCTGGATGACGGCAAGGCCCGCTTTGACCTGAAGCGCCTGACGCACTCAAGGTGGGTGACCATTAACGTGCGCCTCGGGAAGGCGTCTATGGCTCGTGCGCTCGCCCAGTTGAAGGCACTCGCTGGCGGTAACGTGTTCGAGTCGATCGGCCGTAACCTAAATGACTTCCTCCGCAACCTGGATACCGCTGCGGTAAAGATGGGTGCCGTATCCACCCTCATTGGTGGCGCAGTGTCGGTGGTTGGCTCCGGCCTTGGTGTGTTCTCATCCTTGGCTGTCGGGTTGGCGAAGTCAACGCCCGCCCTCCTGGCTCTACCGGGCATCTTTGGTGCTGCCGCCGCCGGTGCTGGTGTCCTGATTGCTGCACTGAAGGATGCGAAGACTGTTCTTGCGGACCTTGGCCCCGCTTTCTCTGGCTTACAGAAGCAGATTTCGGGCGCGTACTGGGAGCAGGCTGCCCAGCCGATGCGTGACTTCGCTAACGTGGCGATCAATGAGCTCTCCCCTGTGCTTCAGTCTGTTGCCTCTAATCTGGGGTCGATGACGGCGGCGATTGCAGGTGCGGCCAGTGGCCACATTGCGGGTTTCCAGCAGTCCCTCACCTACTTGTCGCAGGCTCTTTCCCTGGGGTCCACGGGAGCTGCGTCGTTCACGAATGGTCTCCTCACGATGGGTGAGGTGGGTGCGAAGTTCCTCCCAAGCATTGCCCAGTGGGCGAACCAGTTGGCTGCCTCGTTTGAGCAGTGGGCTACGAAGGCCGCCAACTCGGGGAGGATGGAGGAGTCGATCCGGGCTGCCGCTAAGGCGTTCGGGACGATGAAGGACATCACCGTTGACCTGGGTGGCATCATTGGTGGCCTGTTCAGGGCGATGGCTAACGGGTCTGCCCCGATTGACTCGATCGCTACGGCCCTGGACCGAGCGAACGCGGCCGTGAATGGTCCCCTGTTTCAGGCTACCTTGTCGAACCTGTTCTCTGCGATGGGGCAGGCTGCGGGCCTGGCTTTCCGTGGAGTGGGTTCGCTCGGTGAGGCGTTCGTGTCTCTGGAGCCCACTCTAGGGAAGGTCATCCCCCTCATTGGTGGCACTCTTCAGACGGCCCTTCAGGGGATTGCGGCCGCCTTGGAGAATCCAGCGTTCCAGGATGGGCTCGTGAGCTTCTTCAATGGGCTCCTGACTGCTGTTCAGGCGCTCGCCCCGGCGATGCCTGCCTTGGGTGAGGCGTTCGGCGCTATCGCCACGGTGGCCGGGACGTTGTTGGCGGCGATCGCCCCCCTGGTGGCCCAACTGGTTGAGGGACTGGCCCCCATCTTCCAGCAGTTGGTTCCGATCATCACGCCAATCATTGAGCAGTTGTCGGCGGCGCTACTGCCGGTGATTCAGGCACTGGTGCCGGTGATCGCTGAGATCATCGCCCAGTTGGCTCCGATCATTGCGGAGCTACTGCCGCAGGTTCTGCCGGTCTTGTCGTCTATCATTCAGCAGTTGGCGGCTCTCCTTATCCCGGCGATCCAGCTGGTGGGGAAGGTTCTTCAGTGGCTCCTCCCGGTGGTGATTACTATCTGGCAGTCGATCACTACGTCTATCTCTGGCGCCATCACAGCCATCAAGGGCATCATTCAGGCTGTGCTCGGCCTGATTACCGGCAACTGGAGTCAGGCATGGGAGGGCGTCAAGAACATCGGCCGCGGCATCTGGACGTTCATTCAGGGGCAGTTCGGCGTGTTCGCGAACGCCATCTGGAACATCTCCAAGAGCGTTTGGGGCTGGATCGTGCAGAATGTGAGCTCCTCCTGGCAGTCCATAGTCTCCTACGTGACCGCAGGCATCAACAACGCCAAGTCGTGGATCAGTAACGGGTGGAACGCCGCTCTCGCGGTCACGCGTTCCATGTGGTCCCTGATCGTCAGTACGATCTCAACGTGGATCAATAACGCGATCAACTACGTGCGCAGCATGCCAACCAGCATCAGGAATGTATTCTCCGGCGCTGGGTCGTGGCTGTGGAATGCGGGTCAGAGCGTCATCAGGGGGTTCATCAATGGTCTCAAGTCCATGTTCAGCTCGGTCCAGAGTAGCCTCTCGTCCCTGACGAGCCTCCTCCCGTCATGGAAGGGCCCCGCCCCTGTTGATAAGGTTATCCTGAAGGATGCGGGTCAGTTGGTCATGAAGGGCTTCATTAACGGGCTTGAGTCCCAGTATGGGGCGGTCAGGAAGTCTCTTGAGAGCTTCACTGAAGACCTCGCCAACGACGTCTCTCCCGATATTGCGGCCTCCGTCTCGACGTCTTTCGAGAAGGCCAGGCCGTCACGCAAGGCCCTTAACTCACTTGCCGCCGCCGCCCCTGTCCCGGGCGATCAGCGGAACGGGGGGACGGTGAACATCACCAACTACTACCCACAGGCGCAGCGCGACTCCAAGACCCGTGACGATGTTGCCGACGGCATCCGTCTCGCCTCAAGCATCTAGGATGGTTCCATGAGTAGTGAGTACTCCCTGAATGGGGTTGACCTTGACCGGCCGGGGAAGTGGCGGGTCATGCAGGGGACCCTCCTGCCCGCGGTGGCGGAGCCGCGCCTAGAGTCCACTGAGGTGCCGTTCCGTAATGGCATCCTGAATGGGGCTGGCCTGAAGGTGGGGACCTTCAAGGTGACCGTCGCGTTCATGGTTGAGGGTGTGGATCGTGCCGACTTGGATAGGAACTGGCAGTCCCTCATGGCTGTTCTGAGGGCCTCAAACAAGCTGGCTACCCTGCAGCACCACCCGGCGGGTGTTAGCCCTCGCGAGACGCTCGTGCGACTCGTGAGCGTGTCTCAGCCGTCGTGGCGGTACGGGGAGTGGGCGATCGACACTACGGTCGTCTTCGAGGCTGTTGAGGGTGTCTGGAGGGACTCTACTGCGGTTGAGACTGACCTCAGTGACCTTGGGCGTCTCGCCGGTGGGGCCGCTCCTATCTCGGACGCTCTCTTCAAGCTCAAGCCGACCGCCAACCTTGCAACGATCACCGACGCAACTTCCGGCACGTCACTCACGTGGCGTGGCACCATGGAGCGCGATCAGAGGCTCCTCATCGACATCGGTAAGTACTCGGCCTGGAGGCAGGTTTCTGAACGCTGGTACCCGATCCAGGGGGCATTCAATGCGTCCGCTGAGATCAGCATGTCCCCCGAGGGGCTCCAGCTCACCCCCAACCATGAGGGTAAGATCATCCTTCAGGTAGTGGGGGCTACGGGCAGTATCCAGGCGAGGAGGGCCTACTGATGCGTCGAGACTACTTCCCTGGGATGCAGCTGCGCGCCGTCGCCTACGAGGTGCAGGGCGCGAAGATCGGCGTCATCCCCGACATCCTAGAGATGACGGTCACCACACCTAGGGGCAATACCCCCACCTTATCCATGTCCTACGCACCTGGCCCTGACGCTATCCGCGGCAGTGTCCTGGAGCGCGAGGTCGAGGTCGCCGTGGAGGCCACCTTCAATGGCGCCGACTGGGAGGAGTTGCCCGACTCGAGGTTCGTCACCCAGAAGACCGAACACAACCTCGTCAGCGACGGCACCGACTCCCGCAAGGTGCAGGCCATCCATGTCAGCGACTACCTTAAGGAAGCGCTCGTCTGGAACGTTCCCATCGAAGCGAAGGACAAGGAAGGCAAGTTCAAGTTCCTGTCCCGCAACGCAGGGGCGATCATCAACACCGTGTGGCAGAACGCCGTCAAACGAGGGTGGGGCGCTGGCCTAACCCTGGATGCCAGCACAACGAAGGACTCCGCGAACCAGGACTGGGCGAAGGTCGTCACCCTCTACTTCGACCCCACGATCAGCCTCCTCCAGATCGTGGACTCCCTACGCAACCTCGGCATGATCGACACGGTGTGGCAGGGTCGCACCTTCAAGCTCTACAACGCCGACACGTCACAGGCCCGCGACCTCACGGCGTCGAAGCGCTGGCCGCTGGCCACCACCCTGACCGGTGCCCCGGAGGCGGCCACATGGGCGGACATGTGCACCGACGTCCTCGTGAAGGGGGAGGGGGGCCGCACCTGGCTCATCCACAACGACCTCGCCCCCCGCAGCATGCGCAGGGTGGAGAAGGTCGTCGAGGCGGGCGGCGTGGAGCTCGAGGCGACAGCGCGCCTAGTCGCCGAGGCTACGCTCAAGTCGGGTGCGCACGTGAGCGAGGAGATCAAACGCGAGTGGGCTGCCACCGACGTTCACCTCCTCCCGTGGGCGGATTACCGCCTAGGTGACTGGATCATGGTTGAGCGCGCCCAGGGGATGGAGCGCCTCCAGGTCGCGCAGATCAGCGTCACCCAGAAGGACGGGATGGTGGTGGGGCACACCACCTTCGGCACGGTCCTGGATAGTCTCCTGGGGCGCTTGACGAAGCGCACGAAGGGCATCGTGGGGCTAGCGTCCACGTCTGGCAGTGGCGTACGCCCGCAACCTCAGGCATCCAAGTATTGGCCCCTCCCCCCGCAGGGGCTCGTCGGCTCCAGCAGGGCGGTCACGAACAGCGAAGGGTGGGTGCAGGCCCTCGTAGACCTTCAGTGGGGGCGAGTTGACACGGACACTCTCGGCAACGCTGTAGAGGTGACCTCCTATGAGGTGTCATGGCAACTCCCCATGTTCGGCTCCACCATTGCGGGCTCCATGGTTGTTCGAGGTGGCGATGCCACGTCAGCGACGATCGGCCCCCTCGAGCCGGGAGTGGAGTACCGCTTCTCTGTGCGCGCGCAGTCCAGTAACGCGACCGGGGCGTGGTCTCACCCGCTCTCTCTGAAGACCGCACAGGATGTCACCCCGCCTCCAGTCCCCTCTAAGCCGACATTGTCGCAGTCACTAGGTGTCCTCCAGGTGTGGTGGGACTACTCGGGTGCAGACGGCCAGAACATGCCAGCCGACTTCGCTGGCGTTGAAGTGTCCGTCCAGCATCCAGGGATTTCTCCCGCGAAGTTCGCCAACATGATTGCCCCCATGCAGCGCGTATCTCTGGCTGGCCTCGAGGTGAGAGACTATGAGGTTTGCCTACGCTCCTATGACCGGGCGGGCAACAAGTCTGATTGGGGGCCCAAGGCTACCATCACTCTCGAGGCGAACATTGACACCAATGCGATCGTTCGCAGCGTTGAGGAGAAGCTGGCCGCCAGTGATGTTCTCCAGCGGACCGCTCGCGTTGAGGCTTTGAAGGAGACGCAGAAGCTCTCCGAGGCTATGACCCAGGTGGCGGTATCATTGGTGGAGACAGGCCCCTACCCGCCAGACAGGGGGGTCGTAGACAAGACGCAGTGGGTGTCCCCGGATGCTCGCGTGTTCACGCTGAGGAAGAAGGGAGACTGATATGCCTTATCAGGGGAACGTTTGGAAGGATGGTCCGGATGGGCGCACTCCGATCACTGCCGCGAAGCTCACAAAGATTGAGGATGGTGTTGCCGCCGCCCAGGCTGAGGCAGAGAAGGCTACCTCCTCGGCTAGTATGGCTCGCGCTTCACTGCAGAGCGTCAACAACTCCTACCTCTCGATCCTGAATGCGATCGTTCCTATCGGTGCGGTCCTCCCCTACTATGGGGGTGAGCCGCCTAGGGGGTGGCTGCTCTGCTACGGCCAGCAGGTGAGTCGCACAGAGTATCCCGAGTTGTTCAGGGTGATCGGCACGCGCGCTGGCGCCGGGAATGGGTCGTCCACGTTCAATGTTCCTGACCTTCGAGGGAAGGTCATCTACGGTCAGGGTGCGTCGGACTTCTCGCAGAACATTGGGGCAACCGTTGGTGAGACCCACCACCAGCTGACCGTCAATGAGCTCCCTGCCCACGGGCATGAGATCGTTGATTTCAACAACAGGTCTGCGCATTTCCGCACCGCAGTCTCCAACACGGATATCGGTATCAATGATGCCGGTAGTGGGTACACGTATGCCACCGCCTCCGGCGCCACCGTGTTTGATCGGCGCCCCTACGCCAATGATGTTGGCGGTAATTCTCCGATCCCGGTTCGACCTCTAGGTTCAGTCGCCGTGATGATTATCCGCGCTAAGTGAGGTGAATTGTGGCTGAAATCGGTGATGAGTACATTCAGTGGCCTGGTGAGGCCACATTCCCTGGCGAGGACACTACCCCGGCGTATGACCGGTACGCTAACGGCAACACGACTGTTCACTCCCATAAGGGGTGGGAGTGGGTTGAGTCCGATAACCCGTTCCAGAAGGCTGCCGCAGCTCTCGCCCAGTCCACTATCGAGGCGTCTATTCGACGCGTGCGCACCACGTTCGGCCAGGTGTTCTACCAGAAGGGGAACGCTACGGATAAGCCCGACTTCCCTGGCGAAGCATACGGGGATACCGCACGAATTCAGGACCCGTCTACCCTGGATATTGTTGCCGAGTGGAAGTGGAATGGTCTCGACTGGGAGCGGGCCCGCGTCTCGGGTGAGCAGATAAGCAACCTGGATGTGGGGCGCCTGACCGCAGGCTCCGCAGCGATCAACGACCTTGCCGCCCGCCGCATCGCTGGCGACATCGGCAAGTTCCTTCAGCTCACCACCGACCAGCTCACCGTGACCGGGAATGCGTCGTTCGTTGACCTGACAGCGAAGCACGTGTGGACGCGCATCATTAACGCACGCCAGGGTGAGTTCGAGAAGATCAAGGCGGGCATGCTCGACGCCAACTCGGTGAGTGCGTCTAACATTCAGGGTGGCGCGATTGATGGTCAGGTGATTACTGGCGCCACCATCCAGACCGACAGGTCCCCCACCCATGGCCTAAAGATCGACTCCACAGGAATCCGCGCCTACACCGACCGGTCGAGCGAAACATCCTTCGAGGTGAACGCCTCAAATGGGAGGGTTAAAGTGCTCGGCGAGGTCGGCATCCAGGACACGTGGTCTATCGCCAAGTTCACGGACATTATTGAAGTCCAGTCAGGAAATGACGTTGGGCAACGAGGAGACCGCTGGGGTGTGGGAATCCTCATGAACGGCAAGACATTCCCATACAAGTACCCCGCCCTGATTACATACAAGGAAGACCCGACCAACGCCGGGGGAATCCTATACTTCCAGGCGCCATCCAGCTACGATAGCTCGACTCCAAACATGCGCCTATCAACCTCCGGCCTGAGTGTCTACTCAGGTAAAACTTCGGCATGGTCCATGAACCTGGGCAGGTTCGGCTTTGGTGCTGGGGCGCCAGGGAAGGGGAACTTGCAGGTCAATGACTACATGGGGTCGATCACCGTAGGCGGCTATGATGCGCACCTGTACATTCAGGGTGACGTATTCAGGCTGAGGTCCACTCAGGACAAGTGGAAGGCGGTGTGGTGCAACGGCAATGCCGTAGTAATGGGGTGGGATCAGACGCATCAAGCCATCGTTGACAGGGATGGGTTTCGGGCCGTCGGCGGCAAGAACTTCATCATGCGCGTACCTGGGGAGTGGCAGAAGCGCCACATGATGCTCCAGCATGCCTCAACAGAGTCTCCACACGATGGCATTGAGTACTGGGAAAACGTTAAACTCGACAGCGAGGGGCGCGCCACATGGCCCCTCCCAGACTACATCCCGAAGATCGCCTCCCCGACGGCGCCATGGGTCGTCCTCACGTCATCCTCCGCGTCAGCCAAGCTGATACAAACTGGATATGGAGTGGATGCTACACCTTGGTCGGTCGATGTGACGGGACACCCCGGCGAGACTGTCGCCGTCCTCGTTAAGGGCGCCCGTCAGATCGACGAATGGGATATGGCGACCGATCATGTCGCCCTTCGCGACCGGTCCAAGGAGTCAGAGTGGGTTCTTCCCCCAGCCGCCAGCCCTGACGACGAGGGGCTGACTGATAGCGCCGTCGCCTACAATGGTCGAGGAGGGTATGGGCCTTCACCTACCCCACCCCCAGAGCCCCCAACCGATAATCCTCAGGAAGAATCATGACACCACAGACGCAGCAGATCGACGCCATGGCAGTAATCGATGCCATGGCATTGGAGATTGCAGCACTAACGAAGCGTGCAGTGATCGCAGAACGGCAGATTGCATCCCTTATGGGTTCAACCGAGAAGGAGAGTAAGTGACAGTTCAGACCGTGGCGGCCCGCGTGGCCCGCCAGATTTGCGATAACGAGAACGTCGGGTACTCGCAGCCCGACCGGCGCACATGGTACGCGAACGCCGACTGGGCGGGACACGTGAGCTCACCCCAGAATGCCGACTGCTCCAGCCTCGTGTGCGGAGCCGTCTGTTACGGCATCCACGACACATACAAGGCCCCCTGGGGGCATGCAGCCCTCCCTGAAATCAATGACCATTGGACGGGGAATATGCGCCCCGGCCTTGAGTCTCGTGGCTTCAATGAGGTCCCGTGGGCGGACTCTGACCTGACGCCTGCGGGCGGATTTCGTGTCGGTGACGTGATCCTGTCCGCAGCGAATGAGGGTGGTGTCGGCCATGTGGTGATTGCCGTTGAGGATGGCGGTGACCCTCTCGTCTCAGAGGCATGGATCGCTGAGGATGGGAGCATTGATGGCTACCTGGGTGACCAGACGGGGGGTGAGACGCGCACTGTCCGCTACTCGAGTCACCCTCACACTCAGGGTGGCCGGTGGACTTCCTGTCATCGCTTCGATGAGGGCAAGTTCCTGTCGCAGTGGCCGGAGTTTCGTCAGGCTCAGGCGGCCGCCCCGAAGGCCCAGGCTACTGCTCCGGCGGCTTCCTCCGCTCCGGCGCATGCGCACGGTATCGACATCTCCAGTCATCAGGGGGGCCTCAATGTGGGCGCCCTGTGGGCTGACTTCGTGATCGTTAAGGCCACTGAGGATGGCGACTACCAGAATCCCTACATGGGGTTGCAGGCTAACGCCACCCTCGGGGCCAGTAAGCGCCTGGGCTTCTACCACTTCGCCCGCCCTGGTGACGCGGCTGCCCAGGCCCGCTACTTTGTGGATGCTGTGCGCGGCTACGTCGGTAGGGCTACTCTATGGCTCGACTGGGAGGCGAACGCGGTGCCTCAGGGTCCCGGCTGGGCGAAGACCTTCCTCGACACGGTACGGTCCCTGACGGGCTCCACTCCCGGCATCTACATGAATGGCTCTGCCGTGAACGGCTACGACTGGTCTGCGGTGGCCCGCGAGTACCCGCTCTGGTATGCGGGCGGCCCGGACTACTCGGACTACGGGGCCTCATACAGTGACCCTGCTGTCCCGAGCGTCTCCTACTGGGGGTCCCCCCTGATTCATCAGTACACGGAGGATGGGAGGTTGCCCGGCTACAACGGGACGCTTGATCTGAACCGCCTGCGTGACCGCGCCACGTGGGACCGCATGATTGGCGGCGGGCAGGTCATCTCCGGCGCCCCCGCCCCGGTGTCCACTTCAGGTGCCCTGCAGGTGGACGGCGAGTACGGCCCCGCTACGGTGAAGCGCCTCATTGACGTCTTCGCCCCCGGCTACAACGAGACGTTCGCTGTGGCTAACCTGCGCCGCTACCTGAACAGTACGGTTCCGGCCAACTCGCAGCGGATGCTCATTGGGGCCGACAAGCTCCCCGAGGATCGCGGGTGGGACTCGCACGCGGTTCGCATCTTCCAGTACTGGGCCTGGTGCTGGGTGAGGCCCGCAGCCCCTGAGGTGTGGGCTCGATTCGCTGACGGATGGGACTTCGGTGATTATGTGGATGGTGAGCCTGGCGAGGCTACGTGGGCGGCCCTCCAGGAGGCCCTGAACCGGTCACGCCCGGGGTCGTTCCGGCTTATGTGAGCGCGTTTGACGCAGTGTAAACTAGGGGGTGGGGCGGAAGTCCTGCCCCCTAGTTAATCCCGAAAGAGGTGAGTGCATGAGCATTTACGCTCGCGCCTCATTCTGGTCTGGTGTCCTTGATCGGGCGATTAAGACCTTCGCTCAGACTCTCCTGGGCTCCGTCGTTATTGGTGTCGGCGTTCTCGACATTGACTGGAAGGGCGCCCTCGGTATTACGGCGACCGCCGTGCTGGCCAGCGTCCTTACCTCCGTCGCTGACGCGAAGGAGACCGACAAGGCGATCGCCACGGCCCCCGTCGAGTACACTCCTCGCCACGCGGGCTGAGTGACCATGCAGCCAGTAGAGAGCGTCTTGCCGATAGGGCAAATCCTCACATCTCCTGATCTCATTGCGGCCACGGTCGCCCTGCTGGCTGCACTGGTCGCACGTCTCGCTAGTAGACTGAAGAGGCAGCAGGCAGAGAATGATGAGCGACTGGAGCGCATGAGCGTTCATGTCGCTAGGGCGGCCGATGCTGCTGAATCCGCATCCGAGGGGGTGCACAATAACCACGCCACGAACCTGCGAGACGACCTAGACATGCGATTCGATGACCTGACTTCCAAGATGGATGCCTTAGCTGAGGCTGTGGGTGCACTCCGGGAGAGTGTTGCGGATCAGTCTCATCGCATCCAGGGGCTGGAGGGCCAGGTTGAGGGGGTGCGTAATGATGCGCGTGCTGACAGAGTTCATCTTAACAACGAAGTCTCGAGCCTTCATGATCGTATTGATAGAGTGAAGGTTGTAACGAATCGGCGTCAGGAGACTTCATGAGCCAAGGCTACGCGCGCATCACAGGTAAGGTGGTTGGCCCTGAGGGCCTCGGCCGCATGGGTACGGTCACCTTCGACCCGCTCCCACAGTACAAGGGCGTTGAGGTTGACGCCACGAACGCACTAATCGCCCACTATGCCGGGGGGAGGCTCCGCCCTGACGGCATCCTCGTCAACCATAATGGTGGCCCATTCCTGAACATCGCAGCCCCATCATCCCTCCCTGAGGGTGAATGCAACTATCGTGTGTGCGTGAACATCCCCGGCGACACTGGCCTCACCCGCTGCGTCAACGCCCGCATCATTGCTGGCACTGAGGTTGACCTCGTAGACATCTTCTCTGGTGTCGCCATTGAGGACCCATCTGACCGGGATGGACGCCGAGTCCGCGACATTGGTGGCGGCACTCTTGAAGCAATTAATGCCCCCGACGTGATCGAGGTTGGGGATGGACTACTCGCATGGAGGACTAATGGGTGACCTGACCTGGTACAGCACGGAGAAGGCTAACAAGACTTTCGCCACCAAGGCGGAGTTGGAGGCCCTGCGTAAGGCGTCCGAGGGGCGCCAGGTGGACACTTCAACGCTGGCGACCAAGGAGGAGGTCGCCCGTGGCGATGATGGCCTGTCGTCTCGCCTGGACGCCGTTAAGTCCACAGCTGACGCGGCTCTCCCCAAGGCTGAGGCCGCCACCACCTACGCCACGAAGGAGGAGGCGCTGACCACTGAGCGGAAGCTCGGTGAGCGAATCGACTCTGCTGTCGCCACCGCCGCTACGAAGGCTGAGCTCGCCAAGTACGCCACCGCGACCTCGGTGTCGGAAACCTACGCCACCAAGGAGTCCCTGGGCGGATACCTGAAGTCTGAGGATGCCGCCTCCACCTACGCCACCAAGGCGGCGCTCGCGCAGGCCCAGCTTGCAGGCGGGGGGCAGGCTGCCCCTGACCTGTCTGGGTTTGCTACGAAGTCGGAGATGCGTCAGGCTGATGACGCTCTCGGCGCGAAGATTGAGGGAGTGAAGTCCACGGCCACTGCCGCTCTCTCGAAGGATGAGGCATCCTCAACCTACGCCACGAAGAGCTCCCTGGAGGCCGTGAAGGGGTCTATCCCGACGGTCCCTGACACTTCCCGCTTCGTCACCACCGATGTGGCTGACGGTAAGTATGCCAAGAAGACGGACCTCACCCAGTATGTGACCGCCTCCACGGCAGACAGTAAGTACGCCACCCGGGCGGGGCTCTCCGACTACATGACGAAGAGCGATGCGGCTGCCACTTACTCGACGAAGGTGCAGGCCGCCGCCATGGGTGACAGTATCCGCAACGCGCGGGCGATCGCTGACGCGGCTCTCCCGAAGGTGGAGGCTGCCAGCACCTATGCCACGAAGGCTGAGCTCAGCCAGGCTCAGGCTGGCGGGCACGTGGACCTCTCCTCCTACCTGACCAGAGATGACGCCTACAATGACTTCGTGCAGAGTAGTTTCCTGGACAGGAAGCTGGAACTGTATGCGACCTTGGAGGCGTCCAACGCCCTCACCCTCCGCGTAGACGCCCTATCCAAGACCATCACCCCCTTCAAGGCCGGTGAACGCTACTACAGCCCCGTCACCTACTTCTGGCCTGACTACTACGAGGACGGCAAGCCCGGCAAGACCTCGAAGTGGGCCAGCATCCTGAAGTTCGCGGGCTCCCTCGGTATCGTCATCCTGAACCGCAACAGCGGCAACTGGGACGAGTTCAACGTTGACTTCAAGAAGCAGGCCGAGCTTGCGCTCGCGGCTGGGGCGAAGCGCGCCGTGTTCTACGTGAAGACCCAGTACCTCGCGGCGACCCTCCCTCAGGGTGACCCTGGGCGTAACAACGTCCCCGACGTGGACAAGTACACGGAGGAGTACATCCTCTCCCAGATTGAGAAGGCGAAAACCCAGTATGGGGACGTCTGCCAGGGCGTGTTCCTCGATGAGGCGATCAACGGCTGGGGCGCCCAGGCTGGCCGTATCCCCGCGTACAAGAGCTTGATCGACAAGATCAGGGCCCGGTACGATAAGGAGTTCCTCATCGTCATCAACTCGGGGTCGAACATCTCCGAGGACATGTGCAAGCTCGACTTCGACGTGTGCATGATGTTCGAGAAGGACGCCACGGCGTTCCTGAATGAGGATCAGGGCACCCCGATCCTCCCCGAGCACATGAAGGCGTACCCGTCCACTCGCTGGTGGGCCGTCGTCCACGGTGTCACCTCGGAGAACTATCGGAAGGTGTTCGACAAGGCCGACTCCCTGGGGATCTCCCACCTGTACATCACCGACGGCCAGCTGCGCGAGGACCCGCAGCGGGGTGGTCAGTGGGAACCTGTCGGTAACCCGTACGCGAACCCGCCGTCGGATCACATCCATGAGCTCGTGGTTCCGTGGCTGAAGGGGTACCTCCCCTTGAAGCTTGAGGTGGACGAGCTCAGGGTTCGCCCCAAGGTTCTCTCGCTCGGTAAGCGCGAGGCGGTCCCGGCGGGCACTCCGGCAGGTACGATCATCGTCAGGAAGGACGCATAGTGGCAGACAGTATCTTCCCAGTTCTGGGCGCCTGGTGGCGCAGTAAGGGCTCCCGGCAGGGCGATGGGGCGTCCCTGCCTGCGGGCGCCTCCACCACACCCTACGACGGTGCGGCAATGCCCGTCGGCTCCCGCAGGTTCACCTTCGAGTTCGACTATCAGGACACTGCTGATGCCCGCGTTGACCTTCGTGTGAACTGGTTCAACGACAACAAGGCGAAGATCAACGGGCCGTTCAATATCGCTACCGTCGCGCTCCCGCAGGGGCAGACGAAGGTAGTGGCTGAGGTTGAGCTGCCAGCCAGTACGGCCCCCAGGTGGCTGCCGTCTATCGGCATCCCGACTGATTCCGGTGACGTGGCGATCTCGTACCTGAAGGTGTACGAGACCCCAACCAAACCCAGCCCCGTGACGGTGTGGGACGGCGCCAACGAGGTGCCCGTCACCGTGACGGTGTGGGACGGCGCCAACGAGGTGCCCGCAAGTATCGAGTTCCAGGCGTAAGGAGACGCATGTCAGAGGAGAATCAGGGCCAGTGCCTGCCGTCGCAGGTGACCATTAATATCGGCACGTCTGGGGTGAAGGTCAACGATGGTGCCCCGGCCGTGGATGTCTCCAAGTTCGCTACGAAGGAGGAGGTGGCGGGTAAGGCCACTAAGGCTGACGTGGAGGCTGTTGCCGTGAAGGTGGAGCAGCTGCGTACCGTCTCCGGGAAGGCTGCCGCGGACGCGGTTGAGGCTAAGACGGTCGCGGGTAAGGCCCTGACGAAGGAGGCCGCCGACGTCGCCTACGCCACTAAGGCGCAGGTGGCCGCGATGGGTGACAGTATTCGAGGTACGCGCTCTGCTGCGGAGCAGACGAAGGCTGACAGTGAGGCCACGAAGCGTATCGCCGAGCATGCCGAGGAGCTTACGCAGCGGCTCGCCCGTAACCTGGCGGTATTCCCTCGCGTGCTGCGACTGGACAAGGGGCAGGCCGTCCCGGCTGACACTCCGCTCGGTACGGTCATTGTGCGCACGGAGCGTCCCATCTCTCACGCCGATGACCTGTTCCCGCCGATCGGGGAGTGGCCGAAGATCAGCGCCGCTGACACTGGTGACGGTGTGCGCCTGGACTTCCAGCACCCGGCCCTCGCGCCTGCCCTTGGCCAGCTGAAGCCCTCCGACGGGAAGTGGCTGATGACTATGCGCTACTCCTTCCCCGGCGGCAACTTCGGTGAGGAGGAGGCCCAGGTGAACCTATGGACGGCCCGCCGCTATCAGGAGGAGGGGCATCCAGCCCAGGTGGATCAGGGGTCGAAGATCGCCGACCTGACCATCCGCAAGGGCGACCACCTGGAGCTGTCTCTCGAGATTGAGCCCCGCAAGGTGGATGAGAAGATCGGTGACGTGTGGGGTGTCTGGCTGGACGCTCCGGTCACGGCCATGTTCGTGCATGACTTGGTGATCCGTAAGATCGCCTGAGATGCGAAGAGGCCCCCTCTCTCGGCTTAGAACCAGAGAGGGGGCCTTGCTCTATCTCACCAGAGGTGGTGTAGCTTCCATCGCCAGCCGCTCAGGGCCTTACCGATGGTGGCACCCCAGTACCATCTCATGTTCGCATCCTTCCCGAGGTGGCGCTTGTAGTCGGACGGTTACAAGTAGGGTCAGGAGTAGAGCTCCCAGGATGATGCATTCCCGCCCTGAGCTTCGAATGTGAGGATTGCGGGCTTGGTGGAGTCGCCCGACAGGTTCGTCCACCAGTCACTGCCGCGGTCGGCGGAGGGGCAGGAGATGATCCAGCGGGCATCCCCGGCCTGACTCACGGCGAAGTTGTGCCAGTGCCCGTGGACTAGGACTCTGGCGTCGTAGAGGCCGCTCCTGCGGCCGAACGCGAGGTCCCTGAACCACCCTGGCACCTTGGACTGCGAGCCCGCCAGATGGCCGTGTGTGAAGCCGATGCGGGTGCCGTCTGCGGCGTCCACGGTGACGGCTTCCTCCCACTTCTCGGGACGGAAGAACTTCACGTGCTCGTAGCCAGGTCGGCCCGCGATGATGTCCTCAATGTTCTTGGAGATCATGATTCCGAAGTCGTCGTCCGGGGCGTTGGCGCGACTGTTCTTGCCGGTGCCGGTGCGGACGGCGCAGTGGTTGGATGGGACGGCCACGTAGTAGAGGGATGAGCAGAGGGGGGCGAATGCTTGGAGGGCTTCAGCGTAGAGGCGCTGCACGGTCCTGATCTGGTCTGTGAGGGACAGGTCGTTGGTCTGCGCCTGGCTGGCGACGTTCCAGAAGCCCTCCGTGGAGTCGCCCACGTCGGCGAGGATGATGCGCTTGTAGGGGCCACGGAAGCGGATGTCGTCCGCGATGTCCATGATGGCGCGGCGCACGAGGCGGATGGTGTCCTCAGTGCCGCCTCCCTGAGCGACCTTCCCGCATTGAAAGTCCGCCAGGCAGACCACAAGGGTGTCCTCATCGTCCTTTACGATCGGGGCCGGCTTCGGCAGGAGAGGCTCCCGGAAGACAGGCTCCAGGTCGTCGTAGGACAACGACTTGGCCTCGGCCATCTCGACGGCGCCCGGCTTCCACGTGATCTTCTCGTAGGAGCCGTCGGGGAGGCGGATGGTCTTCCCGCGCTGCACGATAGCGTCCACGGGGACATCGTTGAAGAATGCGTCGTGTCCCATGTCGGGGGCGCCGCGGCGCTTCAGTTTGGCGCGGTGGCGTCGGACGGAGGCTTCTGAGACGTTGAAGCGTTCGGCGAGCTCCACGTTACTGGCGCGCTGGTCCTCGGGGAGGAGGTCGTTCTCGATGATGGCTTCATCAAGGGGGGTCATTGGTGTCTTGTCTTTCTGTCCAGAGTATGGCAACGGCCCGGGGAGACATCTTGGTCAATCCCCGGGCCGTTCACCTATCCCACATCCAGCGGAGTCACTCACCGGAATGGTTGTAGTCTAGCGCCCCGACGAGCGCCTTGCAAGGGCTAACTGAGACGTATGCTGTCCTGTAACCTTGTCGCCGCCACTTCCATGTGAGGTATCGGGCGAGGGGCTTCCAGGTGCAGCGCACATCCACGTATCGCCATGTCTTGGTCACTTCTGCCTCCTACATGCTCCGCAGGTGGCGGTCTCTGCCCCGACCTTCCAGCCGAGGGTGCGGGCCGTGGTCTTGATGGTTGACTCGACGGCCACCCAGGGCTTGGTGCGCGGGTGTGCCTGCTCGATGCGGGTGATGCCACACTGGGTGCAGGCCATGTTGGCGACCCACTGGTGGCCGTGAAGCTTGATGTTCACCATGCGCAGCCACTCCCAAATGGAGAGTAGTCGGCCTCCGCCATGACGTGCTCGGCACTCAGGTGCGACAACTCGGGGTGGTGTCGCAGTAGGTTCGCGAGCTCAATGCCATTTACGGCCTTGCCCCAGTCGCTAAGGCCGCGCATGATTCGGTGCCAGTGAATGCTTAGACCGCCGTGCAACATCTCTGCGTAAAGGGTCCCCCCGATAGTGACCCGTAGTGCAGGAGTATTGCCGAGGAGGTCAAGATGCCACTCACCTAAGTCGTCGTATCCGCCCCCTTCGCGAACTGCCGTAATAACGATTCTGCCGCTACCGATAGTGTAGCTCAAAAGGTGTTCCGGGCGGTGACTTACTATAGCCGTGGCTATATCCCGGACCTGCTCTTCCGTCAATGCATGAATGTTCTCAGCGCCCACGATTGCGCCCTTTCTGTGTTGATGTGGGTGGCGGCCCATTGCTCGTAGTGCTCAGCGTCTGGGCCGCCATAGGTTGGTTGTGTTGCGGCTTCTACCTCGTCGAGGATGAGCCAGCAGTCCGGGCAGTACCGGAGGGACCAGTGGTAGGTTCCATCCTTCCAAGTGTCCCTCCGGTACATGAGGCCCCGCCTGATTGTGGTGAAGCAGGCGTCGCAGATGACCTGCCCCCTGGAGTGGGGGTGGGTTATCTTGTGTTTGAGTTGCCGCACTAGCGGTTCACGTAATATGCGGCAATAGTGCGGGAGGCATACCAGATGAGGCCGATTACACAAGCCACCTTAGCTGGCCACCACGGCAAGAAGATTGCCCCGGCCACAAACGCAATCAGCAAGGCCGCGTTTACGGTCAGCACAGCAATGCCGTTGAACATAATGGCCTTCTCGTGGTCAGTCATGATGAGTGCTCCTTTCAGAAGGGGGCGCCAACCTGCGCCCAGGGGTCACCCTGCTGGCCACCCATGGGGGCGTTGAACCCGGTCTGCTGCTGGTTGTTGCGTCGGGGGATGACGCCACGGAAGCGGGGGAACTTCACCTCCAGTCTGGTGCGCCTCTGGCCGTTATTGTCGTCCCAGCCTCGCTGGATGAGGAGGCCGGTCACGGTCACCTTGTCGCCCTTCTTGAGGGTGTCGGCTAGGTGGCCGTGCTGTTCGCCCCAGAAGGAGGCGGTCACCCAGAGGGGGTCGCCGTCGTCCTCCCAGCCGCCGTCCTGGGTCTTGCGGGATGCGGTGGCGGCGATGCTGAGCTCGGTGATCTGCTGGCCGCTCTGCGTGTACTTGACCTCGGGGTCGGAGCCGAGGTTGCCTTCGACGGTGATGTCACATGCCATGGTCAGTTGTCCTTTCGGATAGGGGAGAAGAGGCCCTGGATGTTCCTCTCGAGAACGTAGACGGTGGGGTCTCCGAGGAAGCGGAAGGTGGGAATCTTGTTCTTCTGGATGTGTCGGTCGAGTGTTCGGCGGGTGATGCCGAGCTGGTTGGCCGCCTCGTTCTTGGTGAGGTAGCCGGGGATGATTTTCATTGGTGTCCTTTCATGAGCTTGGCGAGGTTTCCGAGTGTCATTGTAACCCATTGTTGGTCGGGTTTGGCAACTCCGTGTCGCTTGTGGACAACGACACCTAGGAGAGCTGAAGCGTTCTCAGCCTCCACCTGGGCCTCCCTGGTCCACTTCGGCAGGTCCATGCGGGCGACATCCTTGCACTCGATGACGACCTTGTGGTCGCCCATACGGACGTTGGCGATGTCGCCCTTGTCTTTGGCTCCAGCCTTGGGGGCGCGGTCGATCCTGTCGTCATCCAACTCCTCGGCGAGGTAGTCGGCAACAACTCTCTCGAACCGAGCCCCCGCAGCCTTGGCGCTCTTACGAGTCCTCGCCACGACGCCCCGCCTCGGCCACCTTGATTCGATACTCGAGGTTGGCGACCCTCAGTTCCAGGTAGTCTCGCTGGGCAGCCACGTTGACATAGGCGCCCAGCGAGACGAGAGCAACCACAATGGTGGCGGCCAGTAGTGCGATCACGATTCCTCCTTGTCGAATCGCATGAGCCAGGCGATAGCGAGTCCACCAACCTGGGTGACCTCGGAGATGAGGTCTGAGTTGTGGCCAGTGTCAGCCTTGTTGTCGTAGGTGAGGGCGGCGCAAACCTCCCCGACCTCCTCGGCCAGGGCGTAGAAGCGGGACTCATTTGTGTGCTGGTCACTGTCGAGCGTCATGCCGGGGTGCTTTGCAGCTGCACGCTCATACTCGACGACGAAAGCATTGGCAGGATCGTCAACCCCGAGCTGCTGAAGCATAGCCGCCGCGCCAGCCGCCATATCCAGGAGGCAGTATGATATCTCAGTTTCAGCACCGCCTTCGCCCAATCTGTCGGCAGCTTCTAGGATAGCAACTCGAATCCATCCCAGCATTGAGTGCCAGCGCCCGATGATGTATAGGCGTTTCTCTTTCTGGCGTGCGCAATCCTTGGTGACCTTGCGCGCGATGTGAGTGAATGTAGTCACTTCTTCTCCTTCTGGTTGTGGTATGGGCAGATTGTCTCCGAGTGTGGGCCGTCGTCAATTATCCAACCCCATCTGACGGCGAGGTCACACATGGTTGACATGTCGGCGCGCTCGCGACGCCTATTTGGCATGCTGGGCGACGAGTTAATTCGATTCGTACATCCTGGCCAGTCACACGCGATAGATATGCGCGCGTACATCACTTCCTCTAAGTTAAGCATTCCATTCCTCCGTCGTCTTTCAGTAGATAGGTTCGCCCGTCCCAGTACTGGACGGGGATCGTTTCAGGGTTTGCCACGAACTGTGGAATGTTGTATCCCATCTTTCGCGCCTCAGCCCTGTTCTGTTCAATGTGCCCATGACAGCCCCGCACCCCATCCCCGCAGAGGAGGATGAGATTGCTGGGGCTGTTGGTGTTCGGCTGGCGCGTACCTCCCATGCCGCGGGCCCTCCGGTGCTGGATGCTCATGGGGCCGTTATCGGCGTGCCTGCCGCAGCGGGCGCACCGGTAGCCGTCCCTCTCGTACACGAGCTCCCTTGTTTCCTGGGAGGGCCCTGTTTTCCTGGGAGCCCCCTTTCTATGCATCCCCGCCCTCGATCTCTATGAGGCTGATGTCGCCAGTGGAGATGAGGTCGCGGATGGCTTCCTCCTGGGCCGTTGAGATTCGCACCGAGATGCGTGGGTCACCCTGAACGGCCTCAACACCATCGGGGACCTCCCCGGTCTGCTTGATGAACCCGTCAAGGGCTGCGGCGGTGACGAACCATGGGGCGGGTACCTTGTGTACGGCGTCGGGCTTGTTCCACTCGAGCCAGGCCACGAGGGCCTTCTCGTCTACCACCTGGTAGCGGGGTTGCGGCGCGCTTACGCTCACTGTCCCCACCTGCAGGCCGTCGATAATGGGCTTGGATGTGTCGCCCGGGGCCATGTACTCCTCGAGCTCTTTGAGGGCCTTCTTCTTCTCCTGGGAGGCCACCTTGGCGATGTGCGCTGCGATGGCCGCCTTGCGGAGTGCATTCTCTTTGCTCACTGGACCTTCCCTGCCCCGTAGTTCTGTGCCAGCCATGCACGGAGCATGTCCGGGTTGGCCTTGCCTCCTGCTGCGAAGTACTCCTCGCGCACCTTGTCGCCGTCGAGCTGGTGGGTGGCGCAGAATCCGTCGAGGATCATGCCGCACTGTTCGGCCGCTGTTCTCTTGGGTACCCCCTGTTCCGCTGGGAGGGGGGTATTCCGCTGGGTGGCCCTGTTCTCCTGGGAGGTCCCTATTCCGTTGGGAACCCCCCTCTCGTAGGACTCACTATCGGGGTCAGGCTCGTCCGTGGGGATGGTGAGGGCCTGAAGGAGGAACGTCCGGTAGGCCACGGACATAGCCTTAGCGATCGCCTTGTCACCAAAGTCCATCGCCTCGGCCGCAACCTTCCCGTGGATGCTGTCCCCAGCTGGGCCGTAGACCCGGTAGGTGACCTTGACGACCACCTCGGCGGTCTGCTTCCCGCTTGATGTGGTCCCATTGCTTCGGTGCACCTCAACATCCTCAGGGAGGATGGTCACTCCGTGCTTGCGTAGTGCTGGCCCCACTGCGTTGAGTACGGCGTCGATCCCCCGGAAGAGGAACTTCTGTGCCTGGTTCTTACTGTCCTTCCTGACTGCCTGAACGTCCCCCATGACCTTGCTTAGTGCCTGGTGGACTGTTGGCTGTTCTGCCATCTGTACTCCTTTCCTGGGGGCCCTTATTCTCTTGGGTACCCCTGTTCTCCTGGGAGGCCCCTATTCTCTTGGGAACCCCCTATCCGGGAACCTACTTCGTGGACGCCACCAAAGCACCCACGGCCATGATTGCGTGCCCCATCGTCGCAACCTCATGTGTCACACCGCCAGCGGTGACCGCGATCATCCCACCAATGGGGACGATGGTGATGGTCTCAGACTCTGCCGTGGTGATGCTGTACACGTCACCAACCTTGCGGACCTTCAAGCGCTGGTCGAATGCCGTGACCCGCCCCTTAACGGAGTCGTGGAAATTGTGGGCGTTCGCCTCAGCGAGCGTGTCCGCGATGACTACCTCATCGCATTCGACGTACCCCCAGTACCGATCCGCCTGGTCGGGCTTGCGCACTGTCCACCAATCGGGGGTGAGCTCTGCTGCTGTTGCGCCGAGCACTACCGTGTACCCCATGGGCGTTGGGGCTACGTGCATTCGAGCATGGGGCCACATCCCGGCTAACTGGTTCGCTACGTCTGTGGCATCAATGTGTGTGGTCATGGTGAGTGTTCCTTCCTTGTGTGGGGTTAGTGCTGCCAGGCGTATCGGGCAGGGTTGAATGGCTCGAGCACGTACAGCCGCGCCGATAGGCGCTTGAGTTCTGTGCCGAGTAGGCGCGTGTCGCCGTCGTCCAGGTGCCACCATGGGCCGTGCTTGACCCATCGCTCGCGTATATCGTTGTATACGGTGGCCCCGTCAGGCATGCGCCGCATGTCGGCGTGCGTGATGAGTCGCTGCTCTAGGGGTGCGTCAGCTGGCATGGTTCTCCTCTGTTTTGATTGCCCGCTCGAGGTAGGTGACGGCCTTGCGTAGGTCCTCTACGCGCTTACTCGCGTCCCCCTTACGGCCGAACCGAGTGAGGTACTTCCCCACATTCCAGAGATGAGGGTTATCGGGAAACAGGGCGTCCAACAGGTCCCAGGACTGCAGGTCCTTCGTGTTCTCCGGCGCCCCGTTGACGGCCAACGCCTCCCCTACCCATGTGTAGTGAGTTGGGCAATCGTGTGCCCCCATGATGTCTCCTTCCTAGGCCCCACGCCATGTGGGTCACCTATGGGCCACCTAGACCAAAAATGGATCACAGCAAACCTCTAGCAGCAGTAGTTACTAGTAGGGCGGTCTAGGTGACTCATAGGTGGGCAGACTGTATCGACAACGCGAGGCGGCGCCGCGCGTGCGGTGCCTGCCACCTATGGCCATTCCTCTATGTAGTTCTCAACCAACGTGCGCACACGTACTCGACGGTCCCCCGCGTTTCCGTGACGCCATTCCCGCTAGGCGAGGCGGCGCACCCACCAGCATCGTGGTGGACGGCCGTACCGCCTAAGGCATTTCCTCTTCGACAACCTTGACCACGGCTTCCGCGTAGATCGCAGCCGTTAGGTCACTGGATACAACCTTGCCGTCACTGTAGACCATGACAGCAATCCCAGCCCTGCGTGCCGTAATCCCCGAACCGACACCAGCGATCATTGGGTCGATCTCCCAACCGTCCTCCGTGAGGTGGTCTGACACGGCAGCCAACACATTGGCGCGCCGTTCAGCCCGGCGCATGACGCCAACCATGGCCCCCACGCAGGTCCAGTCATCCTCAGCCTCAGCAACCATCGTGCGCCCAGCCTTGCCAACGATGAAACGCGCAGCCTTAACAGTGTGCCTACGCGAACCGGGCGTGCGCTCCACAGTAAGGAGGAAATCGCCAGTGTCGATCTTCCAGTCCTCAGGCGGGGTGACGGCCACGCCAGTGACCCGCTCGACCGCCGCGGCCATACGTTCAGCCATAGTGCTCATTTCCAGGTTCCTTCCGTCTCTCGAGTGTTCAGGCGTTGATGATGTAGGGGATGGCCGCGTCAACGGCCAGGTCGCCGTGCACCCAGTTCTCCACACCATCGGCGTCCACGCTGTAGATATCAACGAACACCATGGGCTCACCATCCCAAGACAGGTCGGCGGTGACGTAGGCGTGCCGGTCGCCATCGGCGAAGACGATGATGTACTGGTTAAGGTTCGGCGAGGCCGCAATCTCGAAGTTGATAGACGCGGCATCAAGGCTGAACTCAAGGTCTTCGACTGCCGACTCAAGCGAAGCAGTTAGGCGGTCTTCGATAGTGATCATGGTGTGACTCCTGTGTGTGTGAGTGAGTGTCGTGCCCGGCGGAGGAATCGAACCCTCGCTGCAACCATTCGGGCTACCTGACTGCCGTCAGGAGAGTGCATACAGGACGGCGGCGGCAACGTCACCCTGTGACCAGCAAGTCACGTCGCTCACGGCGTCAACGTCAATCACGCGGATGGGCGACTCGGGGTCGTAGTCCTCGACAAGGGCCACATTGTCGGACTCATGGGTGGAGACCTTGGTGAGTCGGTCGCCCTGGTCGAAGCGGGCGCACCAGTGGAAGTGCTCCACCAGCGTCCCCCAATCTTCGAGTTCGAAGTCGGTCGCGTTGCAGAGCACCCGCCACGCCTCGGACGGAGACTGGTAGGCGAGTTCGGTAGACTCGAGGACGGCGTCCAGGTCAGCCATGGTCACGTCATCGCGGAAGAGCGGGTGCTCCGTGACGATGAACTCACTGTCGGAGTCAACAGTGGCGGAGATGGTGACGTCGTCACTACCGTAGGAGAGGCGCATGTCCATCTCGCCGTTCAGTGTATCGATCTCGAAGTCTCCCATGTATCCGGCGGCCCACGCCTTGCGGGCCAGCGGGAAAGCCAGGAGAGCAGCCGCCTTGTCCGCGTCGCTGGTGATGGCCACCAACTCCTCTCCGTTGGTGATCCTGGCGGCGTCGTCACCATCACTGACCTCGAGGTCGATCGTTCCAACCTTGAGGCCGGCGACGTTCTCGCTGTAGTTGACGCCCCATGCGGCCAGCTGGTCGGTGATGTCTGCGACGAAGTGGTTGACGCTCATTGCTGTGATCCTTTCTGTGTGGGGCGACTGCCCCGTGCTGATGGCTTAACTATACACACGCCCAGACAAGGTGAGTCAAGTCAGATTGGGCATCAATTCGCGTGACCTACATCATCGAACACCTGTTCGACGGCGCCACGCCCCCACACCACGCACACGCACGCGCACGCACGCACGCGAGACACCACGGGAGCCAATCTGAGCGCCTTTCAGTTCGCAGCCCATACGTGAGCATCACCCCCCACCTAAGGCGCCACAGGAGGGCTCACTGCATCACCTACAGGAAGACAAAGCAAGGCCCCCGTCCTGCCGAAGCAGAACCGGGGGCCTTGCACACCAACCAGGTCAGCGCCTCACCCGACGCCGAGTAGCGCGACGCTCAGCCCACACAGCCAACGCAAGACCACCCAAAGTCACCACAGCGGCCACCACCAGAATCTCGCGGTCGTAGTTGTCTTTGACACCTGAATCCACAGGACCCACAACCACGTCATCACTAGAAGAGGTCGGGTTATCTACAGGCTCATCCACAGCCGCGCTCACCGCAGGTGAGTGCACAACCTCCGTAGAGACACTACTGCGTGCACCGTTCAGTCCTGCCTTGTTCTCGTGCCCCACAATCTCGGGACGGTCGCACTGGTCACTGAGGGCCTTGGCCACATTGGGTCCGGGGATGTAGCGCTCACCCGTGACGGTGGTGATGGTCTGTGTGCAGGCGCGGGAGTCAACGGTGAGGACGTACCGGCCATCGCGTTCACAGGTCACCGAACCGTGCACGTCGGCGCAGGCGGGCAGGCCAGCCACGTCAGCGGCCTCAACAGTGCCTACCCACAGCCACCCCGGGAAAACGACCTCACGGGCGTCCCGCCACCGCAGATAGGACACGCTGCCGTCTTCCTCAACGATGAACGAACGCCCAGAACCATTCCCCATAGTGCGGGCGTCCCACAAGCACGGACCGAACTCCTGCCCCTCGTCCTCACAAGCCACCATCCCCTCAACGTCAACGGGGGCACCAGTACTAGCGAGCACCCACGAACCAGAAGGGGAAGCGCCCTCATCCGCATATGCGGGCACACAGCCCACAAGGGCCAGCACCCCAACCACCAGGGCCATCACCATGCTGCGCACAACCTTGCTCATCTCATCGTTCCTCTCATTGATCAGCCCCACCGTCGGGGCCGTGTTGCTGATGACCAGAACTGTACGCCACACGCAGCGGCTCACGTCAACCCACAACACACAACAACCAACGTGACCTACACCATCGAACACACGTACACAAACACAACAACACAAACACACCATCGAACACAC